TAGCACAAATTTCAGATACATATGATTTTATTGGGGCAAATCCTGATGATGCAGAAAGACTTGAATTTTCTGTAGTATTATCTGACTATGATTCAAATAATATACTTGACACATTGGATCTACTTGTGTTAAACTTAACTAGTAATGATAATGCAAAATTGGACTATAAAGTTAAGATAAAATCCTAATGTTTGAACTTACTTATGAGCAAAGACTTGCCTCTTGGAGGAACCTACGCGACTGTGTAGAAACTGCGCAAGACCCTATACAAGAAGTTATAGACTTTTATAGTAAAGCGCCGTTGCATACAATTGCAGCAGATCCGTACACGCCTAGTACATGGCCAGATCCTTGGGAACTTTTAGAGGAAAATAATTATTGTGCGTTCGTAAAGATACTTGCAATTTGTTACACCTTGCAGTTAACTGATGTTTTATCCCAGGCATCTTACATGATACATATTGTACAGGATAAGAAAAATTCTGCAACACATTATCTTTTACATATCAATAACAGAGTAGTTGGATTCAAAGAGGACACACATGTACATGCTGAAGAATTGCCACCAGGCCTACATTCACTATATGAATACTATCTACCTAACATACAATAAATATTTTATTAACGAGGAGTAAATATGTCTAACGGAATTATGATCGTCAAGCGCGATGGCGGCAGAGAACACATCAACATTGACAAGATACATAAGGTAGTTATGCATGCTTGTGAAGGGTTAGCCGGAGTAAGTGCAAGCCAAATTGAGATGAATGCGAATATCCAATTTTATGATGGCATGAGCACAGGAGAAATACAAGAAGTGTTAGTTCGTAGTGCAAATGATCTTATTAGTTTAGATGCACCTAACTATCAGTATGCCGCAGCACGTTTGTTATCTTATGGAACAAACAAACAAGTATTTGGCGAGTATAATGCTATTACGTTTCAGCAAAATATTGATCGTAATATTGAAAGAGGCGTCTACGATCCTGCAATATTAGACAGTTATACACAAGAAGAAATAGAAAGATTAGATAGTTATATTCATCATAAGCGTGATGAGAACTTTACTTATGCTGGACTACGTCAAGTAGTTGACAAGTATCTATGTCAGGATCGCTCTACTGGAGAAATTTTTGAAACTCCTCAAATGATGTACATGATGATCGCAGCAACATTGTTTGCTAACTACCCAAAAGAAACACGTATGCATTACGTAAGGAGATACTATGATGCGACCTCATTATTTAAGATCAACATACCAACACCCGTTATGGCTGGTGTGCGTACCCCTGTTCGCCAGTTTGCTAGTTGTGTTCTTGTTGACAGTGACGATACTCTCGATAGTATTTTTGCCAGTGACATGGCTATTGGCCGCTATACAGCCCAACGAGCAGGAATTGGCATCAATGCGGGAAGAATCAGAGGCGTTAATTCAAAAATTAGAGGCGGGGAAGTAGCACACACAGGTATTGTCCCGTTTCTAAAGAAGTTTGAGTCAACTGTAAGATGTTGCACACAAAATGGTGTACGTGGTGGCTCAGCTACTACACACTTCCCGTTTTGGCATCAAGAGATTGAAGACATCCTTGTGCTAAAGAACAACAAAGGCACAGAGGACAACAGAGTACGTAAGCTAGACTATTCAATTCAGCTTAACAAAACAATGTATGAAAGATTGTTGACTGGCGGCGATATAACTCTTTTCTCGCCACATGATGTTCCAGGTCTTTACGATGCATACTTTGGCGATCCAGCAGTGTTTCAAGAGCTATATGAAAAGTACGAACGTGCGTACAGCATTAAAAAGAAAACGGTATCAGCAATGGAATTGTTTTCTGCTCTAGTTAAAGAACGTGCAGAAACAGGACGCATTTATATTATGAATGTTGACCACTGTAACACACACAGTTCATTTAAAGATACAGTTTATATGAGTAACTTGTGCCAAGAGATTACACTTCCAACAAAACCTTTGACACACATTGATGACGAAGATGGCGAGATTGCATTGTGTATCCTTAGTGCTATTAACGTAGGAACTATTAAAGGACTTGATGACTTAGAAGAACTATGTGAACTTGCTGTTCGTGCGCTAGAAGAAATTATTGACTATCAGCGTTATCCAATTAGAGCAGCTGAAGTTAGTACAAAAGCACGACGATCACTAGGTGTAGGATATATTGGACTTGCGCACTTTTTAGCGAAAAATAAAGTTAAATACAGCGATCAAGAAGCGTGGAAATTAGTACACAACTTATCAGAAGCATTCCAATATTACTTACTCAAAGCCAGTAACAAATTAGCGCAGGAGAGGGGTGCTTGTGAGTACTTTAACCGAACTAAGTACTCAGACGGCATTCTACCTATTGACACGTATAAGACAGATGTAGATACAATTGTGGAGAACAAACTAAATTATGATTGGGATAGCTTACGCAATGATATCAAGGAACACGGATTACGGCACTCGACATTGTCCGCACAAATGCCTTCGGAGAGCAGTTCCGTTGTGTCGAACGCAACAAATGGAATTGAACCACCTAGAGGCTACTTGTCCGTTAAGAAGTCAAAGAAAGGGCCTCTTAAACAGATTGTTCCACAATATCAAACGCTAAAAAATTATTACTCGTTGCTGTGGGACATGCCTAGCAACGAAGGATATATTAATATCGTTGCAGTTATGCAAAAATTCTTTGATCAAGCAATATCAGGAAATTGGAGTTACAATCCTACACACTTTGAAAACAACGAAGTACCTATGAGTGTAATGATAGGAGATTTGTTAAACACATACAAATATGGTTGGAAAACATCTTACTACCAAAACACTTACGATTACAAAACAGATCCAAGTGAACTAGAAGACGATAAACCAGAACAAGCATTAGCACCAAGTACAATTGATATGAGCGAAGAAGAAGCATGTGACTCTTGCGCAATATAATGGTTGACAATTAAAATTTAAGACTATATACTTAAAAGACAGATAGACATACAGAGGATGACAGATGGCAAAGACCGTATTTAATAAAGAAAAAGTAGACTTCACTAAACAGAACATGTTCTTTGGTGCAGATCAAAACACACAGCGTTATGATGTATTTAAGTTTCCAGTGTTTGATAAACTAAATCAAACAATGCTAGGATACTTTTGGCGCCCCGAGGAAGTAAGTCTACAAAAAGACAGAGCAGACTTTGCTAACTTCCGTCCAGAGCAGAAACATATCTTTACTGCTAACCTAAAATATCAAACACTACTTGACAGTGTCCAAGGACGTGGTCCATGCCTAGCATTTTTGCCGCATGTTTCACTTCCTGAACTAGAGGGCTGTATTGTTACTTGGGACTTCTTTGAAACAATTCACTCACGTAGCTACACACATATTATGAAGAACGTGTACGCTGACCCGAGTGAAGTGTTTGATACTATTTTAGATGACGAAAAGATTATTGCAAGAGCAGAAAGTGTAACCAAACACTACGATGCATTTAATAATGCAGCAGATGCATATTTTCATCGCGGTGAAGGTAGCATGCGTGATGTAAAAAAGAAAATGTATCTTGCAATGCAAACTGTAAACATTCTTGAAGGCTTGCGTTTCTATGTAAGTTTTGCATGTACATTTGGTTTCGGCGAACTAAAACTAATGGAAGGCTCTGCAAAGATTATTAGTCTTATTGCTAGAGACGAAGCACAACACTTGGCACTAAGCACACACGTATTGAAGTTGTGGTCGCAAGGCAAAGACGATCCAGAAATGGCTAAGATTGCAAAAGAATGCCAAGAAGAAGTATACGACCTGTGGCGCGAGTGTGTTGCAGAAGAAAAAGATTGGGCAGACTATCTGTTCAAAGACGGTTCAATGATCGGACTCAACAGCACATTGTTACATCAATATGTAGAGTACATTGCTAACCGAAGACTCAAAGCACTTGGCTTTAACGCAATCTTTGATCAGCCAGTAAACACTAACCCGCTACCTTGGACACAACATTGGTTAAGTAGCTCAGGGCTACAAGTTGCGCCCCAAGAGACAGAAGTCGAGTCTTATGTTATTGGTGGTATCAAGCAAGACGTAGACAAGGATTCATTAAAAGGCTTTTCATTATGATTGAAATTTATGGCAAGCCAGCATGTCCAAGTTGTACAAAAGCAAAAGCATTTTGCGAAAAAAGCAAACTTAAATTTTCTTATTACGAACTAGATACAGACTTTACACGTGACGAACTATTTGAACAGTTTCCTACAGCAAGAACATTTCCACAAATTAAAATTAACGGATCTTGTATAGGCGGATATGAACAAATGATAGAATACATTGATAACACCGGATATAATGGAACAGGATTTACTTTATGATAATCGAAACACCTTACAAAGCAACAGATACAATAACTATTAAATCAACATCGGGCGAGGAAATTGTTGCACGTTTTGTTGAGGAAACTGATACACAAGTTGTAGTGGAAAAGCCTATGGTAATTATGGCAAGCGGACAAGGCATAGGATTAGGTCCATTTACCTTTACTATAAATCCTGATGCAAAAGTACGCATAAATAAAAGTGCAGTAATGGTATTGCACAAAACTGACGCAGAAATGGCTAAACAATATGTTTCAAGTACGTCAGGAATACAACTTGCGTAAAGGATATAAATGCCAGTTTCAGTTGGAAATATACCAGACATTACACAACGTGTCCACGACTCGGTAGACCCGATTAATGTAACACTCGGAGATATAGCAAATACTTGTAAAAGCAATAAGTCCCAGTCAGATGAACTAGCTGGAGATGCTTTAGACGAGGCTAAAAAACAAAACGGTCCAGTAATAGAACTTTTATCACATCTAAGTCAGGCACTTACTCCTATTACAGCTGACATGATTTCTCTTACGGCTCAGGTAAACGCTAAATTAAGACCTTACGAAGCCGAAGTAACCAGAGCACAAGAAGAACAAATACAAATTGCACAATCTAATAACTGGTATGTGAATGAAATTGCTGGAGAAGAAGCTGATATAGTCGCAGCCCAAGCTGCATTTGATGCTCTTGATACAGAATCCGAAACCTATGCAGACGATGCCTCCAATTACGCGAGCGAAATATCTACATCACAGATCAAAATAGACATATATAATGACGAGCTAGGTATTCTAAATGGCCCATACGCAACTGATTGGGAAGCCCATAGGGCTTATCATCAAGCTATAGTTGATGATATTATTAGTATTTTTAATCAATACATGGATCCTATAAAACGTAAATATACTGATGTTGACAATGGTGTTATAAGAACAACAAATTTAACAACTTCAGCATCAAATGACCTACTAGATGCAGCATCGAACATTGCTAAAAATATTGCAAAAACAGCAGACAAAGCATCAATAGTACTACTAAAGCACGTAGCGGCACAAACGACAGTTCAAAAACGTAGTAATTCAAGAGGTAATGATGTAAAGCCTACTATAAAGCCAGTACCGAGACCAGAAGCATCCGCAGAACCATTTGTTGCAAAGGATGGAGTGCTAACATATACTCAAGCCAGTAACTACAATAATGTGGTCGGCAAAGTAAATGCCGAAGACGATATAGCAGCTAACAAATATCCTAATGAACGACTTATCCGCATCAATAAAACCGATT